CGCAGAAATTTGGTTTAGAAAGATTGTACTCAATTTTTGAGCCACAACTAGAGCAAAAAATATAATTCATACTTATACATGATATATAAGTAAAAAATTATATTTTTCTAAAAAAAAATAAGAAATTGGTCTTTTATTGAATGCTTTTCGCAGCTTGAGCGTGGCCGTATTCTTATCAATAATAATTACACAATTTATTAACTATTTAATTTTTTAATAATGAATTTAAGTATTTTGCTTCTTACTATATCTGATTCGTCAAACTCAAAAGCGCATATGCCATTGTTTCTCGAAACCTCGTCATCAAATACGGAAAACATTTGTTTAAATCCGCTTCTGCCATTGATATCGCTTTGCATAAAATCGCCGCAAATAATGATTTTTGTATCTTCGCCAATGCGAGTAATCAAAGTGGTTAGTTCTTTGAACGTAAAATTTTGCGCTTCGTCCGCAATGATCAATTTATTGTTCCAAGAAGCCCCTCTTAAGAAATTTATAGGCGCGGCTGATATCTTTTCTTCGTTTTTTAAAAAAACAATATCTCCAGCATGAATTATTTCCTCTAATTTATCGTATAAGGGCATTAAAAACGGATCAAATTTTTCCGCGATATCTCCAGGAAGTGAACCCAGTCCTTTATCGGCGCTTTCCACGATGCTTCTAATGTAAATCAAGTCTTTTTCTTTTTTTTCTTGCATTATTTGCAGAGAAGCGTAAAGAGATACGTATGTTTTGGATGTTCCTGCTGGGCCAGAAATAAATATAATTTTATTTTCGGGGCTGAGGATCAGATCTAATAATCTTACCTGTTTTTCAGTGAATTTGAATTTTCTAGATTTGAATTTTATAGGTTGATCAAATGTTGGTTTAATTTCGGATTCTTCAACTTCTTTACGCTTAACTTTCGCATTTTTTTTGATTGACATATCACAATTAATTACACAATATATGAGCAATTTAAATCAAAGAACCAGCTCTTTAAACGATATATCTATTTTTGCAACATCTCCCGCTTGAATGGAATATCTTTGAGCAACTAGCATTGATCCTGCGTTTAATTGAAATGAGCCTAATTCACCGTAGTAGGGTGCAAACATTCTGATTTTTATTTCTTCTTCTATTTTCTGACCAGAGAAATCAATGAAATATGTAAAATCATTAGATGAAATGACTAATTCTTTTTCAACAGATTCAAGAAAAACCCTTTGAGGCTCGAAAGTTCCAATTGAATTAGATACAGACCTTGAGCAAACAACAGAATAATTTATTAAACTCTTGGATGAGCCGACAAATTGATTCGCTGATGCGGAAATCAAACAGTTTTGACCATAAACAAGTGAACTACCATAATCAATTGGTAAATTTATTGGATCATTTTTTCTTAATCCTTTTACTCTTTTAAATGGCGAAGATATTGAATTAAAACTTACGGACGCTTTAACGGGCTTAAATGGTTCTATATTCAAAGCCAAACTGTTCAAATAACAATTTTTGTAAACATTCTTCCCGACCTTTAGATGATAAAGATTATCACCAGTGGCCGACATTAATAAGTTAAAAGATCCTGAATGATAAGCGCTTAAATAACAATCTAAATTAATAGCTTGATTTAAAGGTCCAAAATATGCATATTGATTTTCTTCCTCGCTTCTATTTCCAAGCATTCTTCTTGGGGTTGATTGAGTCTGATTAGATATAGAAACGTTTGATGCTGGTAAAAAGTTAAAAGTAGAGTCAATAAGACCGCTCGAAATTGCCGATATAGCTCCACTTGTATTGCCAACACCAGACACGCTCATGAAATACTTAATGTTTTCTGATATGTATTCTGGATATAAATAATTCTTATAGGATTCCTCTGGACCATAAGTGAAAAAACTTTTGCTCCCATACTGCTCGTTCAACAATGTAAATTTATTGATTATATCATTAGCTGTTGTTTTTACGCCGCTAATTATAGGCGTGGTCGATTGACTTGTTAAAGGAATAGAAGGATAAAATTTTTCATTACCTATTTTATAAGAACCGTAAGAAGCATTTCCCGTATTCCAAGATTGGAAATTTCTAGTATCTGCAAAATATCTTAAGTAATTTGTATTTGAGACTCCACCTGCATCTGCGCCAGAAAGGTTGCCCGTTTTATAGAGAACTATAGATTTTTCTAATTGACCAAAATCGCTCGTTAAAAATCTTCCAAGTTTGCTTGACTGATCGTTAACTACATTTGTAAATATAAAATTATCTTCAATTGAAGTCGGCACTATTTCAAATTCACTGCCAGCGCCATAAGTAGATTTGCCAAATCTTACATCAGCAAAAGATAATGAAATCGCACTACTTCCAGTATATAAATGCACCCTACTTCTGCTTGTTGAGTTTGCTTGAAGGCCAGTTAAAATAACGTGTCTCCATTCCCCACTTACTAATTGTTTTTTATAATCACTCAAAAGAGTTCCATCAAATAAACCTCCGTTTATCGGGGAATTAAAATTACCAGAATTAAATTTGCACCAGAAATTCAATGCATAAATTCTATTTGGTTCTACAGCTTGTCCTGAATACGCGACTGATAAGATCTGATTAGAATTACCAAAATCAAATTTAGCGGCTCTTTTGTCATAATCCAAATCATAAGAGAATGGTTGAGAAGCCGTCACAAGAGGATACGCAGTATTCGAAACATTTCTTATTTGATACGCTAGCATGTGATTTGCTTCATTACTCTCTTGATTTTGCGTAGTATTAATAGTTACTGACGTTCCTGTAGCAATAAAATATAATTTTGTTGCCTTAGCATAAAGAGGCTGAAAGTATTTTGAATATCCAGCAATTGTTACGGTATGATGTCTGTTCACAAGAGAACCTCTTTCCTCACCGAAAAACCATTGAAGCATATAGGTTTGGCCTGAGACTAATCCATTTATAGGAAGATTGTTCGTGGGGTAACTAAAAGTGTTATACAGGGATTGTAATTCTGCACTTGCGTTTCCGCCATCTATAGTTTGATCAACTCTACCGCCGCCAACCAACCCAGTAAATGTAACACTATTTATGGTTACATTTATTCCAGTGCCAAATCTTTTAGCCTCCAAAAATGTACCTTCTGTGCTTACGATGGTATCAAGTGCGTTTTTTACAAGTACTGATTCTTGCCAACCTAATGACGCTGTTGCATTCCAAAAAGTATTATTGCCAGCCTGATAGTTATTAGAGTAACCAGTAATTAAGTTTGTTACTGGAGTGTTAGAAACCCAACAAATGTCTTTAGTTGCTTGAAAAATCAATCCACCAGTATAATAATAATGACCAGAGTAAACTTGGAAATGATAAATAGATGGATCTCTAAGAAAAGAACCGTTGCCAGTGCCTGTTATTCCCAACATGACAGGCATTTCGGATGCTTTTATTGGAAGCCTCTTCACATACTTCCAATAACTTTTTTCGTATTCACTTTTTTCGCTTCTTAAAAAAGAAGTGGAAGGTCCAACCAGATCCCAATACTGACTATCTTTTCTGGGTATATAATCAAAATCATAAATATTAGCAATATCTTGCTTGGCTCTATACAAATTTTCATCCTTAATTACAAGAGAATTATCGACGCTAAATACATAATCTCCCAGATCATTATAATTCCGCTGAACTTTGATGCTTCTTGGTTGTTGTTCTGAATAATACCAAGTGCCGATATCATTATAATCCCCCGTATTAATATCTAATTTATTTATTAATGGCGGACTTGGATGTGCCATATATTGATAATAGGGATTTGCCCAAAACGGATTATTAGGATTCGTTACATTGGTTTTAGAAAGTTCCAAAATGTAGCTATCGCCAGTTCTATAGCCATATAATCCGCCATTACTTATTGTGGTTAGTAATAAACCGTCATTTCTTTCGAAATAAAACACTTTTTTATTAAAGTCGGTTTGATCTCTACTTATAACAACATAATTAGCTTGATAATTAGTGCTTTCGGGCCAAGCTATAGGCGTACTCGCCCAATTGAAAGTATCCCTTGTGTAATTTTTTGCTTGATAAAGATCCAATCCTACATTAGCTTCACTTGGAAGAAGGCGATTCGTTGGCTTTCCAGTGCCACCATGTCTATATAAACCATACTTTCCTGTGGCATTTATGTCAACAAAAGCCGCAGTATAATAAGTATTATTAATGATTTTTATTTGT